AATGATCGTGCATCGCCATCATTGCATTAGAAAACCACGTAATCATATACCCCTCATCACGGAACACATCTCGATCCAAGTCTTTTGTCGCATCAATAAAAAACTTGGCCCATGCTTGCGCATCTGAATTGTGGTGTATGGTCATATCGTAATCCATCACTCTTTCTCCTGAAGTGTTTCTTGTGCAATCTCCGCAGTTTCCTTGAGCAAAAATAACAAATACCCTTCTGCTGCGGTCATAGGTTGAGGTATTCCTTCAGACCCCGCATACACTTCATAAATTTCCCGTAGTGCTTTCCGCAATCGCATTGCTCGTTCCGTGTCTTTGGCGTTATCTATAGCCAGAGACGCCATGCGGTCGCATTGCTCCCGCGACCGCTCAATCTCGGCGTCTTGTTTTTCCAAATCGGCATAGGTGCCCTCGCGGCATTCCCTTTCAAAATCAACTTGCCCTCGCAGTTGCTCAATCGTATCGGCGGCATCACGCAAAGCGATGGCATCGCTATCAAACTTCACAAGACCAATCCGTTGCCGTAAGCGTTCAACGATATCCATCAGGTATCCCCTTCAATGTATCCGTTGTGGCCTTCCTCAAAAACAAACTATCGGCTCTTGACACAAACCCAACCGCATCAAGCAACGCTTCCCTCAACTTAACGATCTGGTCTGCTCCATCAAATGCGTTCTGACATTCTTCCTCGGCACCGCAGGGTGTTGATTCAAAATTACATGTGCAGCCGTTCCGCAGTCGCTCAACGATATCCATCACTCACCCCCACCAAAATAAGAGAAACCACACCAAGAACATGATCAACGGGAACATCATCACCGTCACCGTCTTCTTGTTTACGTCGTAGTCCTTGTAGGTGAAGTAAAACGGGCAAGCAGCCATCCAGATGATCCCAAGTGCCGCTAACTTTAGTTTCAAAACATCGACTGGTATATCCATCACTCACCCCCTACCGTGTAACCAACAATCGCATCCACTGCGTCTGACCGAAGCGTGTGCATACTGACGCCGCCGCGCACTGTGTACGCCCTCCAGCGGCCTCGGCTGGCGCTCCACTTGAACCACCCCGCGAGAGCGTGGTCCTTCATCACGAGGAACACGTCATCGCCATCCTTGCGCACCTCTACCATGTGTCGCTCCCTCGCTCTGCCATCTCGTCTGCTTGAGCCTCGATGTTCGCCAGAGCCGAAGCCCACATAGCGCTGACCACCGGGTGCTTCACCGGGTCGCGAGCATCGTCGAGCGTGATGATAATCCCACCACCAAGCACGATGCTATCGAGGTACCACGGGTTCTCGTCGTGCGGGTGGTTGAAGCGGACGTGCGCCTCGCCATCGCGTATCGACAGGCCGCTGTACTTTCCCATGATCTCGACGTCGACATCGTCGAGCGGAATAATTGCCGAAAATATCATTTACGTTCTCCCTTCATTGGCGCGAGGGTCTTCGCGATCTCGCGGATGTTTTCGTCTATGTCTGCCGCGACATTGTCGAGGCGTATCTTCAGCGCTTCCTCTGGAGCTGCGTCGTCGACGTACTCGTCCGCGAAGGACGCATACGCAATCAGGTCGACGAAGCTGTCGTGCTTCCGCTCGTTCGAGATGCGCGAGAGTTTTACGGACATCATCACGATGGCGACGTCATAAGGAGTGACCGTCTTGCCGAGCAATGTGCTCGCGAACAGTGAGGCGCGCTTGAACGACGGCTTTGGGTCGCCGTACTCCGCCCCTCTCTGCGTGATGGTGGCCAGTGTCTCTTCCAGAGTAGCTCGGTGATTTTTTCGGTTGGTCAAGGGTAACTCCAATTCTCTTTGCGTGTTGCTGACAGCCGTGCATGACCGTCGTATGGTCTCGGCCGAACTTGGCCGCGATTTGTGGATAGCTTAACTTCAGCTCGAGGCGGATTGCGTACCAGACGTGCTGCCGCGCGGCGACGAGCCTGTAGCTACGATCCGGTGACACCAAATCGCGCCACGATATCTCTCTGGCGTCGATGATCTCATTCGTGATCTTGACCCAGTCTCGCTTGCGGAGCGCGAGCTGCTGCTTCGTGATGGCGATCTGCTCCTCCCACTGACGCTTCACTCTCTCAATCTGTTCCCGCGTGATGTGCTTGTTGCGCTCGGCCAACTCGGCTGCTGCTTGCGCGTCGCGCTCTGCCTGCGCCTTAGCCTCAGCCGCGACATTGGCTCTATGCTGCCGCGCAGCCTCGGCGATCCGTTGGTGGATACCCTTGTGGCGGACAGCGAGGTTGTGACGGACATCGCTCATCGGATCACCTTCACGCAGTAGTAGGGTGCGCTTGAGTGGTCCTGCGGCTTAAAGCGAGCTGTGAACATGTCGCCCTCGACGTATCCCTTCTCGTGCAATTCGGTGACGATGTGCGGAGGCAGGAACACGCTCTCGCACGCGTTTGTGTCAGCGTAGCCATAGACCGATGCCGATGACGGCGTCATCATGCGCGTAATGACGAGAACCTCCTCCGGTAAAGACGACGCCTTGCGAACCGCGAAGTCGATGATCTTTTCCAGAATACTTCTCTGTGGCCGCGTCCTCATGTTCAGCCAGTTGTCGACGGACTGCTCCGACACGTCTAGCTCCTTTGCGAGAGCCTCGACCGACCCCGCTTTTCGGTAGGCGTGGAATACGGATTCCAGTGGTGAGTTGTTCATTTTCGTTTCCCGTTTGTTGATAGAGCCGAAGCCCAGTTGCTGTTATCTCACATCCTTTAAGCGTGTCTCTCCGTCTGCACAGATCAACCTTATTCCCATCTTAAATTCTTCTCTCTTCCTCGCTTCATCAATCGTTTGACTGGACCAAATATTGAAAATTAATTCAGAGACAGTGTAATTCAATCCCGTGCATTTTTTCAGCGCCAACGCATAATCTTGCGCCTCCAGAAATGTTGAGGAGCAAAAGACAGCATTGTATACTGCGTGGTGCTCGATAATCGCTTTGAACGTGTCTTCTTCTATTGGCGTGACATAAAACATTTTCTTCTCCCGTTTCAGTTTGTGATTGCGTCAAGAACGATCATGGAGCCGCACACTGCGGCCATGAATAGCGCGAAGCCGATGCCCTCGATGATGAATGTGATGAGTTTCATAGTTCACCCATTTCCTTGAGGACATCGACAGCCACCAGTGCGCCATCGCGAAACTGCTCCGCAGTCTGCCAGTCGAGCGTCGAGTGGAACACGTCGTGACGCATACAGTCTTCGATAAGCTCAAGCTGCGCGATGTTGGTGATGCCAGTGATTTCCGATATTGATTTGATGTAGCCAGTCATTTTCTTCTCCCGTTTGTTTGCCGGTCAACTCGACCGTGAATCAGTTATAGGCGTCTTCTATAAAAGATACAATAGGGAAAATGCACATATCGCAAAAATAATTTCGCGCACGAAAAAGCCCCACCGGGCGGGAGGCACCGGTGGGGCTGACGGAGACATCTCTCAACGCCACTCGCCTGATCAACGAGTGGCGGGATAGTAGCACGATGCGGTTATCGAGCCAACAAGCCCTCGATGAGCGTGGGGTTCTGCCGCTCACGCTCACCCACAGCCGCAGCAAACGGCGACGTGGGCAGGAACCGCGTCAAGTCGCCAGCGGTCTTGCGCTGCGCGGCTGATGCTGCGGATTGCAAAGCGCGTGACGCGGACGAACCGGCCAGCATCTTCTGGGCTGCGGCCTGCTGCATCTGCTGCTTCAGGGCGTCTAGGCTTGGCTGCACGAGCGTACCGATACCCGGCACGACAGAGGCCTTCTGCAACAGGTTGGCCATCGTAATAGCCGACGCTGAACGGTTAATGAGAGGCACGCCACCAGACACCGGCTCCTTGAATAAGTTCTGGGATACACGCGAGATCGTAAAGAGCATCCCCTTCTCCTCGGGCGTGAACAACTCGTCGACCATGTTGTTCTTGTTTAGCGCCTTCAGGGCCGTGTTGAAGTTAGCTTGAGAGAAGCCCTCACCAGCCGGTGCAGCCTTGTCCAAAAGGTGCCGCACAGTCGCCCCTCGGATGTCGTCCCACGCCTGAGCGCCCTTCTGCGCCATCTCCTCGCTTACGTCCGTCCGCGTCAGCAAGCCCTTGAGCTTGACGACGTCGTCGACCTTGCCGCGCAGGACGTACTTGCCGAAGAAATCTTCCGGGGCGATCTTGCCAGATACGACATCTGATACAGGTTCAAACTCACGCGCCCTCTTTGCTGATAACTCGGCCCCGACACGGAATTTCTGGATCGCCTCTGAACCGGCTTCTCCGATTGCGTCGGCCTGATCAAGCATGAACGTGTCAAGTTCGCGCTTAATGTTGCCAAGCGCTAGAGCGGTGCCGGGGTCTCCGTCCTGTATTCTCTTATTAAGCAGCTCGCGCATCTTGGCGGCTTCCCTGATGCTAAATGCTGTCTTTGGTTCAGCCCCAGCAAAATCTCCTAGCCGTTGCAGTATCGGAGCCGGTATCTTGTCGCTGAAGTCCCTAACCGTTTCAGCGATCCGCGACTCATATGCTGAGAACGGGAGCACCTCATCTGCGCCGGTGGATTTCCTAGCGGCATCAAACGCATCATCAATCGGCTTGCCAAGCTCGGCGTACATACCGGTCTTCATCTTGCGCTCACCGATTGCGCCGATAGCCGAACGACCGGCGGCGATTGGCGTATCAGCCTCACCTACGATCATTCTCTCAAGCGCCGACCGGACTTGCTCAGGCTGCTGCCTAAAGCGCGTGAGCAAATCCTCACCAACGCCAGCGATCCCAGCCGTGTTTCGCTCTGTCGCATACTGACGCGGGTCACGCGTTGCTTGGCCCATAGTCGGCTCAACGCCGAGCGTCCTGTAGTCGCGCATCCGAAGCAGAGCGGCAGGGTCAAGTTGCCCCGTGACGGAGAGCTGCTGGCGTGCGTCCTGCAACAGGTTCTGCTGCATCTGAGCGGTCATGCGCGAGAAGTCGACTTCTGGCGCAGCGGCCTGTAGCCCGGTGATCAGGTCTTGCGTGATCTTGCTGGTGGGCGTGAGGACTGATGCTGCATCTCGCAGCCCAGCGCGGCCAACCTGACCAAGTGCTGTAGCGCCGACTACTGCGGTTCTCGGTATCTCTGGGATAACTGCGCCAAGACCAGCGCCGATCAGACCCTGCGCCGCCTTTTCAAGACCAGTGCCGGACGGGGCAAACTGTGACACCCCAGCCAGACCGCCAGACGCGACACCGGAAATAATACGCGGGATGATCGACGACTGGCCGCCGGGGATTGCCATCAGCGGCAGCGTTACCGCCGTCGAACCCAGAGCGCGGTTGAAGTCGAACGAAGCCGTATTCTGGGCCGTCCCCTTATATCCCGTGTATGGCTTCCCTGCCGCCACCCGACGAGCCTCGTAGTCGGCGATCTCTTTGTTCACGTCTGCCGTGTACGCCTGAGCCGCATTCGGATCAGTCGCCATCAAGTACATCTGCTTCAAGCCCTGACCGACATCGAGAGCGCCACGCTTCAGCCCCTCAAAAGTCGTTGGTGCCGAGCCAACATTAGCCGAAGCCCCAAGCGCTTTCCTGAGCCGGACCACAGCAGCAGCGGCTTCCTTATCTCCAGCGTCGGCTTTCGCCTGCGCGTTCTTCAGCGACTGCTTTATCTCATCAATGGTTACCATGCTGTCACCTTATTGGTTGAGGTATTTATTCACGTCGTCTGTAATTTGATCGACGGTCGGTGGTGTGTTGGTAGTCGAACCAGCACCTGAAGGCTTCTCTAAACGATCCAAATAGGCTTTCGTTTCCGGTGAGATCAGAGGCATCTTTTTGAGTTTACTTATCTCCTTAAACGCATCCTGACGGCTCAATTCGCCTGTGTAAACTCTTTCCGCAATCTGGCCATACAGCATATTCATCTGGGCTTTGTTGCGCATAATTTGAAGCACAAGCCTATTCCCCTCTGGAGTGTTCATGAGCTTTGGCAACGACTTCAACATACCGGCGTACTCAATATCAGACGTCGATCCTGAACCCTCAACTCTTAATGTCGGAGCGACCCTATTGATTACGGAAGTCAATGCTGTACCGGCATCAGACGTAAACGGGAACATCTCCGCTATCGCACCCTGTAGTGGGCCTTGCGGACCCAACCCGATAAGCTCCTCCATTACCGCGAAGTCCTGCATAGCAGACGCAGCTATATTCCCAGCGCCATATATGTCATCTAGCCTTTTGGCTTGAAGTTTGTCCGATTCCTTATCCCCCATGTTCACAGTCGTCCCGCCAGCCGTAGACTGGCTGTATTCCGCAAAGTTCATTGGCGTTTCGCCAGCAGCTTGAGCGTTTGCGACATAGAACTTGTATTCTTCAATCTTAGACGTTTGCTTTACCGGCTCTGGAGTAATCTTCTTCGCAGCCTCGTAATACTTATTTGCGTTTTCTATATCCCCAGACGCAGCAAATTCGTTCCCCGCAGCAACCAACAACTGCGCCTGCGCGGCGGGATTTTGTGGTTGTCCGACAGCCGCAGCCGCGTCCTGAGTTGGCCCACCGAAAGCACCAAGAGCCTGCGGCTGCGTCAGGCGGCCACCAGAGGCCATCATCTCGCGCACTCGCTTAGCCGCACCCGTCTCCGTAGCCGCAGCAATAGCCTTATTAGCGGCAATCGTTTGCAACTGTGTTGTCGTAAGGTTTTTGATCACGTCAGCCGTCGTGCCAAGTTCTGCTGCAACACCTTCTGGGTCACGCTGAACACGTTCAGCGAACGCCCTCATCCGCTGCATCTCGGCCATCTTCTGCTCGTTCTCCGCACCGAGCAGGCGTCGCTGTGCCGCGTTGTAGATGTCCGTCTGCGCACCACCGAACGCCGGGCCAAGCTGACCGAGCAACTGCGCACGCTGCGATCCGCTCATCGGCTGACCAGCAGCCAAGAGCAGCCCGGACACGTTGCCGAGAGTGTTCAGCGCAGCCTGACGCACGTCGCCCTTGGAGACGCCGTAGCGCTCGTCGATTGCGTTCGGGTCCGCGTACTCGCCGCCGCCAGTGAAGAAGTCGAGAAGCCCTGCCATTATCGTGTCTCCTTAAAGCAGTCCGCGAGGGTATTGTAGCACCGGAGGCTTGCGCCTCTGGAAATCGAATTGCCGCAGCATCTCTACCGGATCGCGCTGCGCCGACAGTGCCGCGAGCTGCGCAAATGACTTACCGGCGTCAGCGATCCGCCCCTGCTGCACCTTAGACGCAGCCTGCTGCTCCGGCGTCATCGGCACGGGAGCATCGATAGACCCCGGCGCGATCTTGCTGCCGATCAGGCGCATCGTCGTCGCGAGGTCTTGCGCGTAGACGGGTGCCGGTTGCGTTGCGCCTGCGGCGGCTGGCTGTGCTGACGCCATCATGGTCTGCGGTATCGCAGCGCGAGACGGGATCGACTGCTGGTAATACTCCGGCTTCTCGCCTGCGGCTGCGTATTGCGACGCCGGTGCTGCGGCTTGATATGCCGAGATTGCCTTGCTAGGGTTATCTTTCAAGCCCACCCACGTCGGTGAAAGCGCACCAAGTATGCGTGACGATAGGCCCTCAGCCTGAAGGTCTGCCACCAAGTCCCTGTTTGTCCGTGCCTTGTAATCCTGCACCGCCAAGCGAGCCGCCATCTCGTCCTGCGCCTCTGGCGTGAACGAGCCGCCACCGAGCCTGTCGTATGTCGTGGCCGTGATCTGATACTTCCCCGCAGCCGATGACGGGCCTGCTGGACCGGGTTCGAATATGCGTGGGTGCTGACCATAGCCAGAGAACTCAGCGCCGCCCTTCGGCGTGTAGCGCACGTTGTAGCGGCCACCGCTCTCCGGTGCCGCGATAGCTTCGAGCAGGCGCTTGAGTATTGGGTCCATCACTGACCACCCCGGTAATAGCGCAGGAAGTCCTCATAGCTGATCGGTGCCGTGAGGGGCGTCTGCGTCTGCATTGACGGGCCAAGAATACCGGACGGCATAGACGGCTGCGGCGCAGCGAGAAGCGACTGCTGCACCATCTGGCCGATGTCCATCTGCGTCGCGGCAGACTGTGGCCCCGCGGTGTTGCTATAGTCCAGCGGGATCGCGTTGTAGAATGGCATATAGCTTGTCGCCGGTGCCGTAGGAACGTACTGCGACACGTCGAACTCAGCCATCAGCTCGTCGATGGTCTTCGGCTTTGCCTGACCGCCGCCCTGACCACCGCCCTGACCGCCCCTGCGCTGTGCTGGGACGTCACCACGACCACCGTACTGCTGCTGGTATTCGGCTCGGCTCATGTTCCCGCTCGGGCCATATGTGTTGTAGACACCACCACCGCCATAGTTGGGACGATCTGACGTGACACCAGAGCCACGGCCTTGGTTTTCATATCCGCCGCCGCCAAACAGTGATCCAATCGAATCAAATAGGCTCATTTCGCTCTCCTTATGCCGCAAACGCACGGCGCATTGGCCCGAACCCGAGGTTGACAGCCTTGCGACCGCCGATGTCTTTTACCTGATCGGGAAATTTCTTCTCGATGTCCTGCGCCATCGGGCCGACCACCTTCGGGTATGACTTCGGATCGCCCTTGTAGCGGTATGCGTACAGGTCGAGGCCCGTCTCCTTGTCCTTGCCCATCTTGGTGATGTCGGTCTTCATGCGCTCGTCAGAGAAACCGAACAGCGGGGCCAAGTTGGCCAATCCAGATGCAGCCGTGCCGAACCCGCCAAGCGCAGACATCCACGGCGATCCACCGCCAGACGTGGACTGCGTCGTCGTTCCGATATTCGGCACGGAAGACGTGGCACCGATGCGGAGGTTGAGCATATCAATCGGGTAGTTCCGCTCGGCTTGGTATCTCTGGTACGCGTCATTGAGAAGCGCCTGCTGCTGCGCCTGCTGCGACTTGCCGATGTTCTCCAAAGCCGCCGCGTCCGCGTAGAGTGCGCGTTGACCGGCACCGGCAATGTCGGACAACTGCCCACCAGCCTGAAGCCGAAGCTGCTGCCCCTGAAGTGCGCGGTTCATGTCAGACTGCATCAAGCCAGCCGCCGTGTCGTAACCCTGAGAGCGTATCTTCGCGCTGAGATCGCCTGCCTGCCGCGCAGTCTCGACGTTCGACATGGCCTCGGAGATGCCCTGACGAGAACCGCCAAACGCTCCGGCTGTGCGAGCGCTCTGAGCGATGCCCTGCTGCGCCCTGAGCCGCTGCGCTTCCAGACCGCCCAGAGCGTTGGCCTCGACGTTCTGGAGGTACGGGTTCATGTACGCCCCGATATCGCCTCCCGTGAACGTGCCGGGCTGGTATCCCGCGACGGAAGCCGTAGTGCCGAGAGATGCGCCATACGCTGGCTGATATGCGCCGACGTTTTCGCGTGTCATGTTGTACGACGCGATCTGGTCTGGCGACAGACCAGCAGTGGTCTGGCCACCGTACTGCTCGAACGGTCGCTTGGCGATTGCGTCCGCGATTGCGATGTTCTCCCGCGTCGGCTGCTCCAGCCACTTCGGGAGTTCCTGCCTCGACGTCGTTACTTGCGGACTGCCACCACCCATGTCTCTTACTCCATCTCAAACGTCATGACGGTCTGCACCGTCTTCCAACCAGCCGCCTGAAGCGGCTTAACCAATCCGTGCCTCACATACGCCCGACCGTAGTCGCACCCGTGTCTCTTTGCCAGATCGAGCAGCTCAGGCCGCAGAGCCATGACGCTGTCGAGATTACCGGCACACATGAACACGTCGATGACGCGCCCCCGTGGGTATTGACCGATCTGGGTGACGATGACGGCACCGTCGTTCCAGATCGCCTGCATCGTACCCTCACGCAGACACTGGATCACGTCATCCAGATCGTGCGTCGATCCGCTTCTAGCTAGGCCGCGCTCCATAAGCGCGAGTATCTTGTCTTCACCTAATCCCAAGCGGCACCGCCGTTGCCGTAATAGCACCGGCATTGTCCACCGTTATCCGAAACACCGAGCCATCGGGTGACTGCAGCATGATACCACCAACTGCCTGCGTAGGCGAGATGGCCTCGCCCATGGCCTGCTTGATGCTCTCGAACGCTGAAGCCATGTTGGAGGCGTTGTACTTTTCCGGTGGCGTGGGAATGTTGAACTTCATCGTCTGCCTCTTGGCGTCAGGTCTAGGCGGATGTCGCCGACAGACCACGGCGCATCCTGCGTAGCTTCTACCCGATATCGTATCTCTCTTCCAGTGACGCGGATGTCCGTGTAGCCGCTCGATCGTGGCGTGTACGGGCCAGCCGTAGTCTCTGCGGCTTCCGGTGTCGTGGAGGCGTAAAACGTCAGCTCGGTCGATGCGTAGCCGTAGCCGGAATCCGTTATCGCCTGCTTGACCGTCATCAGCGTCTCGCCGTTCGCCAAGTTCAGCGATCCCGTCTCGGCGTATCGGTAGCCGATTAGAGGGACACCGGCATCGGTCCACCCGTTCTCGTGGTAGTACAGGTAATTGCTCTCGTCCGACGCCATCGGGTACGAGAACACGCCAGCCGGTGCCGCAGCCGTTCGCGTCATCTCGCCGAGCGCCCACCAGCCCTCCATATAGTTGTAGCAGACGTACTGGTCAGGCACAGCGGAGCCGACAGACGGATACCAGAACCACACCTCGTTGAACGTGCCATTGTCTGAGCCGTGCGTGTAGAGAAGTCCCGTTGCCGGGTCGATGTTCTGCAGCACATACTCGCCGACGTCAGACGGAAGCGGCTTGACGTAGCCGCCGTCGTAAATCCAGAAGCCGTTTTTCGATAGCCAGATGCACCGACCGGCGAAGGTCGCGAACGACTTAGGCGCGATCAACCCGCAGCCGAAGCCGATCCGATCAAAGCCGTAGATATACGGCAGGCCGACATACTTCATCAGCCACGCCTCGGTCTCCGTAAAGATGAGCGTACCCTCGCGCACTGGGACGGCCATGATTATTTCGGACTGCGTGTCGAGGTCGTAGAACCCGGCTGTCGTCGTCGCCGACGCGAAGTTCCACTCCGTGTAGTCTTCCTGATTGGACCATCCGACGCGGCGTGGTTCACCACCGCAACCGAAGAGTGCGGCGTAGCGTTCCGGCGTAACAAATACTCCGCGATTGTTTATCGGCACCAGCGGGTGAGTTACTGTTCCGCCAGAAGATGACGCGTTTGGCATTGAGTGTGAGTATGTGAATGTCGATGCCGTCGGCATGGCCGTGATGGTAAACGTCCCGTTAAACCGCGTATCAGCAACTCCTGCGATTACGATTGTATCGCCGACGTTGAAGTCGTGCTCTTGGGCTGTCGTGATCGTTATAACATTCGTCGCAGAAACGGCTGTCGTGATGGTGCTGAAGCCAACGACTTGAGCGACCCCGCTGCCGTACTCCCAGTGCAGCAGGCGACCGTCAGACGACGCGACGCTGAGTAAGTCTTCACCCCAGTTGTCCATCGTCCACGTAAAATTCGTTCCGTAGAACGTGTTTAGCGGCCTGCGATCTGCGACTGGTAACGACGACGTGCCGCCAGATGACGATGCGTCCGCTGCCGTCTGTGCATACGTAAATGTCGTCGTGGTCGGGACAGATGCGATGGTGAACGTGCCATCGAATGTCGACGTGGTGACGCCAGCAATCAATACGCTCATGCCGACGGGGTAGCCGTGTGGTGTGGTACCTGTCGTGATCGTCACGACGTTTGTCGATCTCACGGCGCTTGTAATGGCGTATGACGCATAGTCTAGCCCGTAGAGCAACTCGCCGAAGTCACCGGCACCATAGCCGCCATACAGGCCAGTCTCAGCGCTGACGTAGTTCGCTGGCGTGATGTTGGTGTATGTCGCGCCCTCCTGAACGTACAGGTCATCTTCGCAGCCCAGTGCCGCCAACTTTACGCCATTATTCAGCGTCCACGGGAAGATCGTGCGGATGGTGCTGTCGAGAGGCGTCGAGTTGATGCGCTGCCAGCCGCCGACCGGCAGCAGCTTGTTGCTCTGCCACCTCACGAGGTTGGAATCCCAATAGCGTCCCTTGGCCTGCAACGGTGTCGCTGGCTTGATTACTCCGGGCGGGACGGGTATCGGGACAAGCGGCATTATGCAACCCCTGATCGAGCGAGTTCTGATGCCGCTACTTGTACCTCATTTACGCGGCGGGTCCAACCCTTGCCGAACGTGTCGAACGTCGATAGGCGCTGGAGGAAGTCGAGGCGTGCGTTTGAGATTAGCTTGACGACGTGGTCTGGCGGGTGCTGGGCCACGGCTGCGAGCGTACCCTTGCCGATCATACCGTCAGCGGTCGCCCCGACGGCCTCCTGCAACATCTTGGACGCACGTCCGACGCCTGAGTTCACCGCGAGGTCGTATACGGCGTAGTCGACGCCGTCAGGCAAATCGTCGCCCTTGACCTTGTCCCAATACTGCCGCTTGTAGAACGGCTTGACGATCTCCGGTGTCAGAGCACGCATCTCGGCCTCGCCGACCGGCTTCTCGATGTAGGCTTCCCATGCCTTCTTCGTTACGCCGAGGTTCGTAATCCCGCCGGGGTCTTTCGGATGGTTAACGAAACCACCCTCATGCTTCAGCACTGCGGCGAACGCCTTCTCCCAATTCGCAATCATTTCTCTGCCTTTGGTGTCGAGTTGTACAGCATCTTGTCTTTCGTCATGTCCGACGCAGAAGCCCCGAAGTAGAACGCCATCACGCCAGACCAACCGGCGGTGAGCGTGCCGAGAAGCATGAGAAGTATTTCGCTGCCGTTCATCGGCAATCCGCCGACCAGAACCCATCCGATGATGCCGAAATAGCCTGCGGTTATGAGGATCGCCAAGGCTCTCGGAAGCCAGTCGCGTGTCTCGCGCTGCATCTCACGGGCAGACTTGCGGTCGTCTACGGATATACGGGCCAGATCAATGTCCAAGGATTTCATCTGCACCTTGAAGTCGGCGTCGATCTTCTTGACCGCAGCCAACTGCTCTGGAGATGCCGTAGCCATAGCATCCATTACGGCTTCCTCTGAGAAGTCTTCAGCACCTAGCAGTGCCTTGGATAGGGCTTTCACTCCGAGGCCAGCTAGTGGGCCTCCCAGAGCCGTTGCGATACTGGGGGCGATAGAGCCGAGCAGTGGCCCGAACTGTTTCAGTAAATCCATCCCGATCTCCTACTTGTGAGTGAACACCACCATCGCGATCCCGACTGCGACGGAGAATAATATCACGGCACCGATAAGCCACGCGCCCATGATCAAGTCCTTGCGGTTCTCTTCAGCTTCGAGCTGCGCGGCAGCGGCCTCGCGTGCCGCCTGCTTCCGCATCTCCGTCACCTCTTTCTGGATACTCGTCCACGCAGCGATCCCGTAGGCTCCGACGAACAGGTTCCGCGTCTCGAGCTGGAGCTGCTGCGCCTTCTGCTTCAGCGTGTACAGCTTGATCGCCTCGGCCTCAAACTCAGCTTGGCTCTGGAATAGCTTTTTCTTTCGCTTGCCGCTGGTGAGCTGCGTGATCTGGGCGATGCGACCGAAGAGCGTGCCTACGCGGTCTGCGACATCTAGCATCTCATGGCCACCGTCTACGGCGCTCTTGATGCCGTTATATAGGGCTGTCGCTCCGGCGATGAGGGTGAACGGGTCCAATCACTTATCCGCCTTATTCTCTAGCCGGTCGAATATCTGGCGGCAGATGTCCTTCAGCTCCTTCACGCCCTCCTGAAACTCATCCTTGCGGATGTAGTTTGACGGGAGAGCGATCTCGATTGAGTGCAAGTCCTTACGCAATTCCTTCACCGCTCCCCACAATTCGCGAGCGAGCCACCCCATACCGGCGATGATGATCCCTGCGGAGATGTTGATGAGGGTTTGCGTGTCCATTAGACTTCCTCGTCAGCGGGTAGTGGTGTGTTGCCCTTGGCTAACCATGCCAGATAGGCTTGGTAGTCGGTGTTGTCTGGGTCAAAGGGAATTATCGCATTGTCTAAAATGCGTTTAACCGTGTTTGGGTTTTCAATTAATTTATACATATCATTCCTCACAATTCTATTGAAGCTGTCCAATGACCACGCAAAACATCACCAACAGTGACACTGTTTGAATTAGACCAAGTAAATTGTCTGGTTCCAGAGTTTATAGCAGCCATAAGTCTATTTGTTGCCGCAGTCATTGATCTCCAACTTCCACTTACGCCAAGATTTGTGTAAAAAGTTATTGTTGGGGTTGCTCTTTTTTCAACCGCAAATTGAATTGTGTCCTGCATATCTGCTTGTGGTGATCTAGTAGAAACAGTTCCTGTGTCGGTTGAAGTACCAACCGCAGTATCTTGGCTGTATGAATGCTCATAATACCTCTGACACTGCGCTAACTGAGCATTGTACAACTGCCGCTCAAATGGTGTGGCGACTGTGCCAACCTCAAGCTGTACGCCTGTGACGTAGAAGGTAGCTCCGTTAGTGCCGACTACTGAGGTTGCACCTGTGGCTGAACGATAATCTGCCGCTGCCCATGCACCAGCAGTGCCAGTGTAAGTTGATCCAGAACCAAGACTGAACCAAACACGAAGCCCTGTTCCGTTATTGGTGAGCCATGTTCCGGTCGTGTCGCCAGCTACGGTTATTGTTTTATATTCAAATGTGTTTGCAGTGCTGATTGTAAAAGTAAATGGGTAAGAACGGTTAACCGCGCTATTAGCTAACGCTCCACCAAATGTTCCTGTTAATGAACTACGAACCCAAAATGATAAGGTTACAGTTAAAGCTCCTGAAGCACCCCACCCCAAATCTGCAACATTAAAACCTTCAATCTGTTGAGAGAGAGAAAAGTTATCTGCCGCAAGAACTGAATATGCAGATAGCGAAGTGGCAAGAAGTGAGTTTGTGAACCCAGCAGGAGAAGTTGTTGACTGTTGAATTGAGTATTTGCTGCTTTGGCTAAGAAATTGTTGCCAACGGTCACATGAGTAATATGCGGAGCCTCCTCCTGCAGGTGTAACACTCGCCCCAGCACTACGCTGATCTACCCGCATATCCCCGTTGATGATGCGGTTGCGTAGAAAGCTGCTGGACATAGCCGTAGTGCCGCCAAAGGTCACATTGCCACTGGCATCTGTTACCATGTTGGCGGTAGCAGATGAGGCGTGCTGGAAGTTAGTAGCTTTTACGGTACTCATGGCGTGGCCTCCAGTGCGGTTATACGGGCTGTTAGAGCAGTGATCATGGCTTGTTGCTCTTGGATGGCTTTAACCAATGAGGCTATGACTGCACGGTC